GCTGCCGAGGCCGATGGCGTCTAGCGCCGCATCGAACCAGCCGGAGCTGGCTTCGCCCGACACTGGCGCGAGGCTGCCGATATCCGCGCCGGCCGCCGCCGCGCCGCCGTCGCCGGTGCCAGACACCGCGCTCTTGACCGCGTTGACCGCACCGCCAGCCTGATCGATCAGCCATTGCAGCCATGCGGGCGGCGTCGGCCAGTCGATCTCCATAGAGAACTTGAACAGGTCGCGGATCGGCTGGATCGCCATGTCGAAGACGGATTTGATCCCGTCGATCAGCGCCTGCGCCATGCGCTGGCCGGCCGCGTGGATCTCGCCCCGTTCGCCGTCCGACAGACCTTCGGCCGTGAAGAAACTGCCGAGCCATGTCCAGAACGACGACAGGAGTTGCTTAGCCTGCTCGATGCGCGCCGAGAAATCGAACATATCCGCGAGCGTCGCCTTGATCGCCTCAAGGTTCGCCGGGCTGATGCCGACCATCTCCGCAAGGCCGGAGGCGAGCTGCGACACCATGCCAATCGCACCCTGGATGACCGGGCCGAACAGATCGGTGAACGGCGCAGCGAAGCCGCTGACGAAGGCCGTCACGCGGTCCCAGTATTTCCAGAGAGCGAAGCCGGCGGCGGCGATGGCCGCAATGACGCCCCAGATCGGCCATGTCAGACCGGCGAAGAGGCCGGCAAGGCCGACAAGCCCGCCCTTCACCAGGGCGAGCGCCGGGGCAAGGAAACGGCCGGCACTGGCGATCAGGCGCCAGCCGGTTGCGATGTTCCTGCCCGAGGCGTCGAACTTCAGGAACGTGGCGGCCAGCCCGATCGCGCCGAGGCGTGCGCCGGCCAACGTGAAGGAAAGGAGCCTTGCCGCGATCGACAGGCTGAGCAGCCCTGCGGCCGACATGACCAGTACGCGCGCCAACTCCGGATTGGCGGCGGCGAAGTCGTTCATGGCCCGCATGGCGGTCAGCAGATAGCCGGCGAGCTGCTTGAAGACGTCGAGCAGGGCCGAACTGTTGGAAAGCAGGTTGTCCAGCTCGATCGCCAAGGATTTGGCGATGGCGGTGGCCGTCGCCATGACCCGCGTGAAGTCCGCCTCGTTGACGCCGGCCGACTTCATGGCCGCGTCGCGGATCTCGCGGAATTCCTCAAGGTTCGCCATCATCGGCAGGAGGAAGTCCTTAACCTGCTGGTCTCCGAATAGCTCACCCATCTTGAACGTGTTGCCATCCGTGATGCGGCTGATAATGCCGAGCATGTGCTCGAAGACGGACACGCCGCTGTCGGCGGCCTTCTGGAATTCAGCCTCAAGGTTGACGCCCAGATCCGAGAAGCGCTTCACCGTCTCCGGTGCTGTCAGCTTCGACAGGAAGTTACGCATGTTGTTGGCAGCGGTGCTTTCGTCGCCGGCACCCTTCATGGCGATCTGCAGAGCCGCTGCGATCTCGGCCACCGCATCGACGCCGTCCATCTTCAGCGCCTGCGCCTGGGCCGTCAGCATCGGGAAATACTGCGCCATGCCCTTCAGCTCGAAGCCGCCGCGCTTACCGGCCTCGGCCATGGCGTCAAAGGCGAGCTGCAACTGGTCGGCCGGGACCTTGAGGTTGTCGAGCGCGGCAAAGCCCGACGCGGCCATATCGTTGATGTCGGAATGGGTTGCGGTGGCGGTCATGCCGACCGCCCTGATGGCCTTGAGGCCTTCCTCCGGCGACAAGCCCTTGCCGACCAGGTATTCGAGCGCGCCGAGCATCTCGGTCGCGGTCTTGTTGACCTGGGGACCGAGCACGCGAAGCTCGCTTTCGATGGCCTTCAGGTCGTCGCCGAAGATGCCGGCCGTGTTGCCGAAGGCGACAAGGCGGTCCTCGAATTTGCCGAGCGGGAGGAGTGGCGCGGCCAGCGCCAGCCCCATGCCGATCGCGCCGCGCAACTTGTCCCGCGACTTCTTGAACGCGGCCTCGGCGTTCTGCGTCGCCTGCTCGATATTCTCGACCGAGAAGCCCTCGCGGATGGCGCTGGCGAAGCCGGACTTCATCTCGCCGGCAGCATCCTTGATGGTGCCGAGCGCCCGCTTGACCTTGCCGGCCGGGCCGGTGACCTGGTCGATCAGACGTATGAGGAGCGAAACGTCCATGAAGCGTCCCCGGTCAGGCCTGCCGCCCAGGCGGGCCGGATTTCGGCGGCGGGGCGATGCGCGGGAGCTGGGCGCGGTAAGCGATCAGCTCGATCCAGTCCAGCGCGTCTAGCTCGCTTGGTTGCCACCGGTAGAAGGAGGCGCAGTCTGCGCTGAACTCCCAGGCGCGATGGACTGGAGTGCCGGAAAAAAACCGAGCATCGCCTTGCCGATCGCCACAAGGTCGATCAAGTCGAGATCGTCGATGACCTTCGCCTCCACGCCGCAGAGATCCGCGACGATGAGGGTCAGCGCTTCCAGCTTATCGGCCGTCATCAGGGCGGTGATGACGTTCTCGGCGATCTCCTGGCTGCCGATCTTGCCGTCCTCCGCCAGAAGGCTCTTTGCCACGTCGGGGCCGATGACGATGGCGAGGCCTTTGGCGTGCCGGGTCTTGGGCCGGCGCATGACCAGCTTCGTGATTTCGGTGCCGGCCTTTTCGGTGGGGACCGGCCAGGACAGGGTGATCGAGATTTCGGACTGCGGCTTCATCGGTGTTCTCCTGCCGGGGCTCACGAGAAGAGCACGCGGCGGCGGCCTTCATTGACCGGCACGAAGTTGCGCACGTCCCAACCGCCCTTCTTGAAATTGAAGCGGTGCATGACGCGGCTGTCCCAGTATTCGGTGTAGGTCCAGATGGACTTGATCTCGTGGTCGTAGCCGGTCGCGGTGCCCGCCTTCAGCTCCTCGCCCTCGATCTTCGACAGCCGGCCGAGCACGTCGATCGCGTGCTCGTGCTCGGTGCCGTCCTCTTCCGAAACGACCAGCTTCTTGCCGGTGAAGGCGGTGCGGACGCCGGGAGGCCCGCCGAACAGGCCGAGCGTCTCCGGCGTATGGCTCTTCAGCTTGAAGGGCATGGTGAAGGCGCGCACGCCGAGCCCGGTTATCTCGATCTCCATGTCGGAGCCGCCCGGCTGAAAGGTCTCAGCGATCTCCTCCATGGTCGGGAGCTTCAGCGTCTCGATGTCCAGCGCCAGATTGACGGCGTCGGCCGCGTAGAGCGTGAAGCCGCGAACAATGCGAAGCGTCATGGTTGGGCTCCTTAAGCCAGGAAGTCGGAGATGGTGCCGCCGAACTCGACCGAGATGCGCCGCTGGATGTCGGCGGCGAGCGTGTCGAAATAGGCCTCGTTGCGGCGCGAGCCGAAGATCAGGTCTTCGAGCGGCGGCGTTTCCTCGGCGTCGAACTCGACGCGCAGCTTGCCGTTGCGCAGATCCGCGTTGGAGTTCATGTCGCGGTCCCAGTAGACGCGGCCGCCGAGGATCGCGCCGACCGCCGTCAGACCGTCGAGGAAGTCCTGCAGCGTGCGCATGACGGCCAGGACATGCTGGGCCGAGAGGTTCTCGTCCAGCGCCCACGGCCGGAACGACGACACAATGGTCTTCTCAATCGTGGCGCGGGTGCGCACCACGTTGATGAACTTCCAGATTGGGTCCTCGGCGGCCGTCCGGTTGCCCCACAGGATGCGCCCGTTCGGCGAGAACTGGCCGCCAGCGCCCTGGACGACACGCGACGGAATGAAGGTGGCGATGCCGGCCTCGTTGAGCAGGTTGGCCTCGTGGTCGATCTCGCCGTCGAAATAGGTGATCGGGCGCGCCGTGCCGAGCACGCCCTTGACCTCCTGGTTGGAGGGCGACCAGTACGGGCCGCCCTTCAGCTTGTCCTTCTTCACGATCATCGCCGCCGCGAAGGACGACGCCGGCTTGGTGACGATCGACGCGCCCGATGCGACCCGGACGAAGGGGTCGATCAGATAGGTGTAGCGGGACGAGAAGTCGGCGCGGTAGGCGAGGCTTGCCGCGCTGTCCGGCCCGCCGGTGTCGAAGATGGCGATGGCCTTCAGCTTCTCCGAAACCTGCTCGACCGCGTCGGCAAGCGGGTTCTTGGCATTTTCGACCCGGCCGGCCGATCGTGCGCCGCCGATGATGATGTCGGGCTCGACGCCGACATGGCCGCGCGCATAGGAAAGCGCATGGATGCCGGTCATGCTGGCGGCCGAGCCGATCAGGTTCGTCATTTCCTCTTCGGCCTTGTCGGCCGGGACCTCTTCGACCGAATGGGCGACGCGCACGAAGACGCAGCGCGCCTCGATGCCCTGGGCGCGGATGGCGTTGACGGTATCGACGGCCTCGCCGCTGGCGCCGAGGGCTGCGACCTTGTCGGCCTCATGGGTGAAGAAGGCGACCGGCTCGTTGAGCGGGAAGATGTCGTCGTCCGCATCCGCCGCGATGAAGGCGCGGCCGATCGAGGAAACGTCGGCGATCTCCATCGGCCGCGGCTCGGAGCCGGCCTGGACGACGCGGACGCCATGATTGAAGGGTGCCAGTGCCATGAAAGGGTCTCCCGCGCGAGCGATTGAGGGCTTTCGCGAGAAACTAGACGCAGCAAGTCTGACCGCGACACTGACACCGTCAGGCCAACGCAGATATTCGGAGCGGGGGAATGCTCCGATGCTAGCTGGATTGAACCGGTGTTGAAAGCGGCTTTAGACGGCCGGCCAGCCGTCCTCGATGTCGACCGCGTCGAGCGCGGCTTTGTCCTCCGCAGCAACAATCTGACCGGACAGTGTGCGCGCGTGGCTGAAACAGGCTTGCACATGACGGCCGACCGCGATGCCGATCGCGCGCATCGAAGCCGCGTCGAGCGTCACCCACACGCCGGGCTGGGCCTCCCAGTCGATGCTGACCAGTTCCGGGTCGTTGTCGAAAAGTGATACAGCGCCCGTGATCTTGGACTGGCTTGTCGCATCGGTACGGACAAGTGCCCCTGCGACCATGACGCCGCCCGTCTCGACCCGCCAGCGCTTGTCGGCGAGCGCGGCGAGCCTGGCCACGCGAAGCTCTTCGAGAGGTGCAGGCACTTCGACCCATTGGCCGCCCTGCCAATGATGATCAGCGCCCGGTCTAATCGGTACCTGGATTGTGCCAGCCGGATAGGTCGCAAGGAGGTTCGCTGCGTCGCCGGCTATTGCCTGCCAGTAGCCGCGATCGGGGTGGTAAAATCCGAGTTCCATCAGCGAAGCTCCGTCCAGCTATCAAAGGCAGTTGAGCCGTTGACCCTATAGTAATGGCTCGGCGGGACGATTACCGTTGGCGAACGCGATGCCCCGCCTCCGATCGCCTGCACCTTCAGCCATGTGATGTTGTCGGTCGAAACCTCAAAATCCCGAAACGTGCTGGTGTTGGTGATGGAAACCACGATCGGCTTCCCGGTCGTATTCTGATAGGAGGTCGTGTGCGTTCGCGAAGCCGCAACGTTCTGCCACGTCTGCCCAAGGCCGAGGCTGGCGGTAAGCAAAGAAGCAGCCGCACCGGCCGGCGTGATAAACCGCTCGTCATCGATGCCGGCGATGGCTTCCGCGGTAGTTGCGCGCTCGACAACGCCGGTCGCGGTCGCCGTCGCCGGCTGCTTCAGCAGACCAAACATCGCCGCATAGTTCGCAGCCGTGACGAACGATTTCGCATTTGCCGACAGGCCGAGATTGGTCAGCGCTGTGGACGGGTTTGCGAGATCGGAGAGGTTGTTGGCCCGCTGAAGCCGCGCCGCAAGCGCCGTCGCCATGGTGGCGGCGAAGTCGGGGTCGTTACCTAGCGCCGACGCCAGTTCGTCGAGTGTGTCGAGTGTGCCTGGGGCCGACGCGATCAGAGCCTCGATCGCCGCCGTGACCACGGCCGCGATGCCCAGGGCGGCGCGCGCCCCGGCCGCGTCCGCCGCTCCAAGGAAGGTCTTGATGTCAGCCGAAACGACGAAGTTCGCCGGGTCGAGGTAGTAGCCGGGCACCTGGCCGCCGAGCTTCAGGCTGTCGGCCGCCTGTCCTTCAAGCAAGGCGTCGATCGCTTCCTGCGCCGCCTCGATGTCGGCGACCAGGGCCGCGAGCTGCGGCGCGACGTTCTCCTGGACCATCGTCAGCGCCGCGCTCGTGCCTTGCGCGATCAGGGCCTCGAAATCGGCTTCGAGGTCTTCGCGAGCGGCAAGCCGCGCATGGATGGAGCCGAAAACGCCGTTGAACAGATCCGGCGTCATCTCCATGTCGGAGCTGACGAGATAGCCGTTAGCGGGGCTTGGCGCTGTCAATGCAGTCCTCCCCGTGCTCGGCGGTCAGCTTCTGGATGAACGCGCCCTTCATTTCGTATTCGTTGAGCGGACGGTAAATCATCGCGCCGCGCTCGATCTTGCGCGACAGCTTGACCATGTAGATCGTCGCAGGTTCGTATTCGGGTGCCTTGGGCTTTGCCACGATCGTCTCCTTTCTGGTTTGCCGTGCCTGTCAGAGCGCGGCGATGAAGCAATCTTCGATGAACGGCACCTCGACCACGTTCTCGACCGTGCAGGCCGGACGCATGCGCGCCGACGTCGCCGGTGCCAGGAGTTCGTAGGTCGAGGTGAAACGGCGGCGCTTCGGCTCGTCCGGGTCGATCCAGATCTCGGTGGCGTCCGGTTCCATGACGACGCCGCCGACGATGATGGACGGCGAGAAGTCGTGTTCGTCAGGATTGAAGGCGTCCCATGTGAACTGGGTGACGATCGTCTGGGTCGAAACGCCGAAGGCGAAGTCCCCGCTGACCGCGACCATGTCGCCGCGATGCCGACCCGTCGTAGCCTGCAGCTTGTTGTCGAGCACGACCATCGGCGCGAGGTCCGGCGTGCCGAGCATGACGAGGCGCAGCTCGACCAGCGCGGGCAGGCCGACCAGCGGATGTGTGCCGACATCCGGGTGCTCTTCCAGCGTCATCCACTGAGCCGCGCCAGACGGCTTGATCTCCCATTCGAGCACAGTGCCGCCCGGCTGCCAGGCCTTCATCAGCATCTCGATATCCGTCATGCCGTTTTCCAGGGTGAGCGGCTGGAAGGGAACGACGGTGCGCACGTCGCGGTAGCGCGCGGCGCGCAGGCGGAAGGCGAAATCGCTGGTCGCGTCGCCCTGCGCCCAGGCGCCATCGGTGCAATAGAAGCGCGACCCGCCCGTGAACTTGTTGCCGTTGGTCGCATAGAGCGCATGGTTTCCGGTGGTCACCGTGAACCAGGCGTAGCGGTTGCCGCTTTCGAGCAGAGAGGGCGCGAGGTCGAAGCCGTTCCAGCCGATCACGAGATCCTGGTGCGCGACCGTCGTGCGCGCCAGTACCTTGTCGAAGAGCGGCATTCCCGAGGCCGAGGTCTCGCACAGGAAGAGGTGGACGTCGCCGGCCGCGCCGACGCTGGCGAAATCGAGGTCGAAACCGGTGCAGATCATCGGCTGGGAGACGAGGAACGTCTGGCCGTAGATCGAGCCGTTCACGCCGACTTCCTCGGTTTCGTATTCCCAATAGGTTTCGGTCCATTCCTCCCGGATCACCCTGCGGAGATAGCGCCACTTGTTGGTATGAGTGCCGACGACGTCGCCCGTTGCCGTCACCAGTTGGAACTCTTCGCCGTTGATCGACAACATCTCCCCCACGCGCAGGCCTTTGGTCAGCGTTGCCCAGTATCGGTCGTTGGTGCACTTTTTTTGCACCGTGCCGTAGCGGATCGCCGTGCGGCTCACCTCGCGCAGGATCGCATTGGTGACGGTATGGGTGAGCTGCGAGATGTTGACCGTCGTGTCGCGGCCGGTGTGCGCCAGGCGGATGACCTCGTCATAGGCAGGCATCATGCGCCGCCCGTCGCCTATCCTGATCTTGGGATCGTCCTCGTTGAGGACGGCGAGCTGCGCCACGCGCTGATTGGCGTAGGAGAACCGGATGCCCTCGCGCACGCGGGCCAGCCAGTCGGCATGAGCCGGGTCCCACTTGTCGTAGACGAGGCCCGGATCGAAGACATAAGCGCGCTGGTTGTCCGGCAGGTTGAGCTGTCGCCGCGTCGCGCCGACGTCCCGCATCATCTGGAGAATGACCTCGGGCTGTGGGATGGCCGACAGGCGTGCGGCGAGGTTGGCAACGTCCGTCTCCAGCGAGGCCGTCCGCGCAAACAGGCTGTCGAGATTGATCTCGACGCCGGTAAGCCGGCCCTCGACCTCGAAAAGGCTCTTGGCGCGCCAGCTCTCGCCCGGTTCGATGGTGACGACGCCCGTCGTCTTCAGGAGCACGAAGGCGATGACGGCGTCCGTCTCGGCAATCACCGGCTTCAGCGCCGGGGCCGGCGTGGCGTTGCCCTGCTGCACCACGATCGAGACGCGCCGCGTGAAGGTCTTTGGCGTCTCGCGGTTGACCGGGATGGAGGTCTCCGGATCTTCGGAGGTCTCGAAATTGCGGTTGGCGTTGAGCGTCGTCTCTTCGCCGCGCAGGACGAGCGCGATCCAGCGTTCATCGCTCGCCGCGATCGGAATGTGGACCTGCAGGTTCACGTCCACGGCCGCATCCTGCGAGAACACCTTATCGCCGGCCAGATAGCGCCCGGCCGAGACCGTCACCTCCTGGGCGGACTTCTGTGCGACAGTGAAGGCCGCCCAGTGCGCCGGATAGCCGATGGCGTCGTTGATGATGGCGTCCAGCGCCGACATGGAGTGTTCGCCGATCGCATTGAAGTCCTGGTGCTCGGCAATCTCGGCGTCATCGAAGAGGATGCGTTTCATTTCGGGTTCCCTAGAAGCGTGGGCGATGGATGAAGCCGCCGAAAGTCACCGTGCCGTCCATCGGCAAGGCGTCGCCGAAACGGGCGCGGCGGCGGTGAGCGAAGTTGAGCGAGTAGAGCGTCTCGGGAGCCTTCGAGACGACGGCCGCGATCTTGGCGCGGCGCAGCGGCTCCAGCGAGACACGCGTCAGCGCACGGCGGCCGAGAGCGGCACGGCCGACCCGGAAGGGATTGGCCGGCAGCGCCAGCGGCACGCGCACGATGTAGTGCGCCGTCATGGGTTTGTGCGCGATCGGGCGAACGCCGATCGCCGAGCTGCCAATCACGAAGCGCGCAGGATGGGCGATCTGCCACGTGATCTCGGCATCAACGAAGGCGAGAAAGCGCTCCAGGCCCTTGCGGGTGCCCTTGAGCGCCGCCAGTTCGACGGCCTCGGCCACCATTTGCCGCTTGCGCGCCATCGGCCAGTCGGCAAACCACAGATCGACGCTCTCGTGACCGGCAAGGAACGGCAGGAATGCAGCCGGCGTCGTCGCGGGGTCGAGGATCTCGGCGATCGGCACCGGCAGCGCATCGGTCAACGCCAGCGCGGTCGCCCACTCAAAGGCGCGTGAGTTCGACGGGAGCAGGGAAATCGCGCCTCTCACTGTTCGATCTCCACGCTGATGTCGATCGCGGTGCAGACGGGTATCGCGTAGGGATGCGCGGCAATACTGGCCGCAGGCGAGACATGGGTGACGACCAGGACGCCCTCGCCGAAGGCCGCGCCGGCAATGAGATCGCGCGGCACCGCAGCGCCGATCAACGTGCGGGCGCTGGTGACGGAACGCACGCGGGCCTCGGCCTCGGCCTTGATCAGATCGGCGTCCGGTCCAACCGGAACCACGATCGTCTGCACGACCTGATATTCGACACGGGTGGCTCCGATCACGGCAACGCCGACCGCCTCGGGCTTTACATGCGGATGGCTTACCGCCGCCTGGACGGCCGTGATGTCCTCGCCGCTCGCCGCCGCTCCACCGGCCCCGGCGATCACGATGTCCGTGTCGCCGATACGGCCATGCACGGCGCGGCCGTTGACCTTCACGTCCTGAAGCAGCGGGCGGGCTGTCCAGGCTTCGTAGAGGTAACGGCCGGCCGTGCCGGCAGCCGGCCGATCGAAGGAAAGCAGGTAGCGGCGCAGGAGTGCCGCATCCGTCTCCATGATGGCCGGAACGCCTTCGCTGGCCGGGACGATCGTCAGGCGCACGATGCCCTGGCGAGCGGCAACCTGGTCGAGATCCGCGCCATGCGCCAGCGGAGCCAGAACGGAGCGCACGGCATCGTTGACGCGGGCACGGTCGAGCAGGCGCAGATAGGACCATGCCTGTCCTATGATGACGACGGGATCCGTTTCGATACCGCCGACGTCATAAAGCGGCAGCGACGGGTCGCGCTGGCGCGCAGCGTCCCAGGCATCCGCGAACCGGCCGGCGAAGGCGGCGAACAGCGTCTCGAAATCGAGCGGCTCGATGGCATCAGGCGGCGGGAGGCGTGAAAGGTCGATCACTGGATCGTGCCTCCGGCTACGAATGACGTGGTGCGATCCTCGACGATGGAGAAATCGCCGAGATGGCCGAGTGGGTAGTAGTCGCCGGTCAGCAGGAAGACGAAGCGGCCGGCGCGGCCGTGCTCGACCAGCTCGATCGTCTTGAGGTTGAAGCCCGGCTCACCGCCATCGGGATCGTTCAAGGCGTTGGCGATTGAACGGTAGACGTCGAAGATCGTCTCGGCGTCGGCGTTCTGATCCTGCAACTCGGGCACGAGCGAGCCGATATGCCGGCGCATGACGCGGGTGCCGAGACGCGTCGTGATGCAGCGGCCGATCGACTGGGCGCAATGGTCCCAGCCGGTCAGCAGCTTTCCCGTCCGCGCGTCGACGCCGCTGCGCATGTCAGGCCTCCGGGTCCTTCGGGGCGGCCGGCTTCTTTGCTGGCTTTGCCCTTTCGGCATGCCCGGCATGCGGCGCGATCTCGCCCGCGATCAGCGGATAGAAGGCCTGCTCATCGGTCAGCCATATCTTCGAGTTCGCGCCCGGATTGCGCTGGCCGGCGACGAACGCCCCGGCTTTTTCGGTGATTTCAAACTGCTTTTTACCGTCCATTGAAACACTCCTTTGGTTAGACCGGTTCGTCGGTCGTCGCACCGCCGCGCTCGACGCCCTTGTGCCTGTGATCGCCGCCGACGTTCTTGCCGTTGTGGGTGAGCCCGCCGCCCTCGATCGCGACAGCGCCCTTGATGCGGATATCGCCTTCGAGCCAGATCGCGTCGGCCGAGAGCCGCATCTCGCCGTCCTTCATGCGGATGGTGCCGCCGCCATAGGTGACGACCAGTTCCTGTTCGTCGTCGGTCGGTGCCGGGGCGCCATCGGTGTAGCTGTCGCGGATGGCGATGGATTGCGGTCCCAGCTCCCCCTGCGGCGAGAACAGGCGCACCGGATCTCCGACCGCCCAGGGGAAATGCGTCGCGGTGCCGCCTGCCGCCTCCTGCGCCTGCACCCAGGGCGACAGGAACGGCTGGCCGTTCGCACCCTCCGGCAGCAGCTCGACGCGGATGCGGTTGCCGTCGATCTCGGCGACCTTGCCGGTCATGTGCGAGGCCGCCAGCCTGCGGCCCATGTCGTCGATCGACTTGTAGATCGAGCGCAGCTCGCGCGTCAGGATGATATGGTCGCGCCTATCCATCGGCCGGCGTCTCCGCCTCCGGCAGCTCAACCGGATCGTCGTTGACGTACAGCTCCTCGAGGAGCTGTGCCTGGTCGTTCCAGATCGCCGCGCCGAGGTTGCGCAGATGCTGCCGCCACTCGACCGCGATGATGGAGATGGAGCGGGCGCGCAGCTTGCCGGTGACGACGGGCTGGATCGAGATGTCGGTGGGGGCCGACAGCTTGGTCATGCCGAAGAGCTGGGCCGGATGAAGCGTGACGGCGATGGCCTCGGCGATTGTCCAGGCGGCAGGGTCGCGATCCTTGCCCTCGGTGACGACGAAGGCCGCACAGGAGAGCGCCGCGCTCGGCTGGCCGCCGGCCTCCGGTAGGATGCGCGTCGACAGGACCGCGACCCGCACGGCCGGGCATTTGATGACGCTGGTCTCCAGCTCCTCCAGGTTGAAGCGGCCGAACTGCTCGGTACATTCCTTCAGCGCCGGCATTGACGCTTTCAGGGCGGCCACCACGGCGGCGCGGTAGGTGTTGACGCGGGAGGTCACTGGATCAGCCTCTCGACCCAGTCTTCGGCCGCCTCGACCACGTCGCGCTGGTTTTCTGCGGAAAGGCCGAGATATTGGCGCGCCGGCATGGTGACGCTCTGCACCTGCAGGAGGCGATTGCCGAGCATGAAGGCGAGCGCCTTCGCCGACTTGGCCTTGATGATGCCGCCCATCTGGTGGATGCGCGCATAGACGAGGCCGGAGCCAACGATCACGCTGGTCGCCGACGCGATGTAGTCGATCGAACGGGAGAGCGCGCCGCTTTGATAGAGGATCGACGAACCGCGCCAGTTCGGTTTCCAGGCCGCGCCGGCCGGCGACGTCTTCTCCTGCTCGATGCGGCGGCGCGTCTGTTCCTGGACGAGGCGGCCGATGCCTTCCATCAGCTCGGCCGTGGGCGCACGCTCGATGCCCTCGATCTTGAGCAGCGCCTCGGACAGGCCGGTTTCGGTGACTTCGAAAACGACGCCGCTCATGGCAACGTCCTGCGCGTAAACTGCCGCTCGTTGGCGGTGAAGGACGCGCCGCCGGCCGAAGCGTCGGGATCGTCGCTGACGACGCTCGGTTCGTCCGCGCCAAGGCCGGCCTTGCCTTCCGCAATGCGCTTCAGAAGCTCGACGGCATGCTTGTAGCGCTCCTCGATCGTCTCGGTGAGCGTGGAATGACGGATGGCGAGATTGTAGACCGCGATCGACACGGCCGGCGTCACCAGGGCGGCCGGCTGTCCGCCGATCGGTGTCTGGTAGCGGGCAGACAGATGCGTGTCGATCTCGCCCGAGGCGCGCTCCAGGGCGCGCTCGATCGCGACATCGGCATCGACGTCTTCAGGGAGAAGCGAGGCAACGAATTCCTCGCCCCAGATCTCCTCCATCAATGCGCGGGTCGCGTAGGCCACAGGTCAGCCCTCGGTCCTGTCGAGCCAGACGCGTACCTCTTCGGGAAGGTCAGCAAGGCGCGTCGGCTTGAAGATCGCCCGGTTCACCGCCATGAAGCCCTTCTCGATCTGCGTCCGACCTATCGCCAGCCAACGCTTGTCGATGGCGGGATCGGCCGCGAGCGCGTCGAGCTGGCGCAGCACGATCTCCTCGATAAACTTGTTTGCGTTGACGGTCTCGACAGCATTCGCGTCCTGCGGGCGGTAGCCGGCGACGGGCAGTCCGGAGATCTTGTCGTTCACTTTGTCGCTCCTGGTCGAAGAGACGACGACGCCCGTCTCTTCGTGATCAAAGGACCGCGGCTGTCGCCGCTCCGGACCATCGCGCCGAAAGTCCGGTTGGCCCCGTCTCGGGAATGAGGTCGGCGGGGGGAGGAGTTGAACCTCCAACCGTCGAGGTTATGAGCCTGCTCGCTCTACCGTTGAGCTACCCCGCCCCAGCCCGACAGGGTCAGATGAAGCCGCGCGCCTTCAGGCGGCCGAGCGTCTTCTCTGGCACATCTCCCGGCAGCGGCTTGCCGCCCGGCTGGTAGAGCTTGCCGTTGTAGTTGACCTCGGCCAGCACGGCCGGGCCGGCCTTCGCGGCGGGTGCAGGCGGATCGGTCGGCTTGCGCGCTTCGCCTGACGCGTTGCCGGCGACCTCACCGCCCACGGGCTTTTCCGTTCCCTTCGGCTGCGCCGCCTCTTTTGCCTTCGGCGCGGCCTTGGCTTTCGCAGCCGGAGCTTTCTTCTTCGCCGCGTCAGCGGCTGCAATCTCTTCTGGCGTCATGATCGGTTCTCCGGGTTTCGCAGGAAGGATCGCGCACGGTCCCTCCTGGGAAACCCGCCCGTCCCGAAGGACGGGCAGGTCTTCGCAGTCCTGCAGCGATCAGTCGCCGACCGGGTCGGCGATCTGGTAGCCCACGTCCAAGGCGCAGACGAGTTCGCGCACCCGTTCGCCGACGCGCACGCGTCGGCCGCCTTCAAGCCCGATGTCGGGATCGTCGATCGCGCCGGAAACACGGTTGCCGTATTCGGCCGTGAAGCCCCACGTAAGCTGGCCGTCCTTCGAATCGCCCTTGCTCTCGTCGAGATAGGTGAGCTGGATCGAGTTGCCCCAGATGCGCGCCAGGTTGACGGCCTGACCGGGCTTGGCGACGTTCAGCCAAGCCTCGCCGATCAGCAACCGGTCGGGCGAGATCTCGAACAGCTCGGCGAACTGCTGGCGCGTGATGCCGCCTTCGTCCGTCAACCCGCCCTTGACTGCCTTCAGCAGCTTCGGGTGCCGGCGCAGCACCGACCATACCACCTGACCCATGGAGATCGTGTTGGGGCGATAGACCAGCGTCTTCTCGAAACCGGTGGAGATGACGCCGAAGGGGTCGGAGTTGGCGTAGTCGGAAAACTGGGCGGTGCCCGCGAGTGCAGTCTTACGGGCGGCTGCGAAGTTGGCCGAATTCTGCACGACGGCAGCCGCGCGCTTCTCGCGGTTGATCTCGATATAGTTGGTCAGCCCCTCGACGGCCCGCTGCTCGGGGTCGAAGGTCGAACGCTTCTCGGCCCGCGCCTGCGCGGCAGCCTTGACGTCGCTGTGCGGCACGGGGCTGTCGAGGCCGTAATCCTCGACCGAGCTGTCTTCCTCTCCGCCGCTGAAGGTGACCTGATTGACCTGGCCGAGACGCCCGACCTTGGCATCGGGAACGTCGAAGCCCTCGTTGAGGCTGAACTTCTGCCATTTGAAGCTTTCGGCCAGAACCTGAAGCGGCGGCAGGGCGCGCCGGCCGATCAGCGTGTGGGCGGGGTTGCGGTAGCCGATCGAAATGGCGGTCAGCGTCGGGTCTACGGGGAACGGGCGTTTCGCCATGTTCGTCTTTCCTATTCTGGAGCCGCTGTCGCGGCGTTGCGGATGGTGATCGAAGCTATGCGGCCGGCGTGGCGATCGCGCCGGGAACCGCGAGGTAGGGGATGATGTCGTCGGCCGCGCCGTCGGCGAGCGCCTGCCCGAAGGTGCGGATCACCGATCCGGCGACGGGCGCGGCGACCACGGCCTTGCTGTCGGCGTTGGCGGTGAGAAAGTCGCCGGCGGCGACGTTGCCGCCGAGACGCACGCGGCCGATGCCGACCTGCGTCACGTCCACCATGCCGCCCGCGTCTGCGCCCAGCTCGCCGGACGTGCCGATGAGCTTGTCGGTCCCGGCCGTGGCGGCGGCGACGGTGCCATCGGCTGCGGCCTTGAGGACGAGAAAGCCGGCGATGGCCGATGCGATGCGGTAGCTCTTGGTCAGTACCGGGTTCATGCTGTTTCCTTTCCGGCCGGTCCCGGCCTCGTTTGTCTCATGTCGGATCTGACGGGGCCGGCCGGGAAAGCCGGCCCGCGACTATTTCTTTGCCTTGCAGATGTTGACGGCCTCGGAGACCGAGATGCTGCGGCCAACCGCCGCCTGCTCTTCCTGGTACTTGCGAGCGGCGGCCGCGAGCGCGACCGGATCGATGTCCGGCTCTTCGACGGCGGTGCTGGCCTGCTTGCCGTCCAGGTTGGACGGTTCGACGATGACCGGCAGGGTCTCGACCAGCTTGTTGAAGCGCTCCAGGCCGCCTTCGGCCGAACACATGGAGCGATAGTCATTGCGGCTGGCCGGCGTGATCTTCCCGGCAGCAGTCGCCTTGTCGAGCGCGGTATCGATCTCGCGGTCGGCATCCTTTTTCTGCAGCGCGGCCAGCGACTTCGTGGTGTCGTCGAGGCTCTTGCGCAGCGCGCTGACCTCGGTGTCATCCGTCTTCTTTGCCGAGGCGAGCGCGGTGGCATGATCCTCATGCAGCTTGGTGATGGCGGCGAGCACGGCATCATGGGCCGGCTTGTCGCCCTCGATCTTCAATGCCGAACAGATGGCCGTCCGTTCGGTGTCACGCGCGGCGAGCGCGGCGAGGATCGCCGCTTCGTCGGCGGTCTCGGGCAGCCCGAGCGCCTTGGCGATAGCTTTCATGTCTGTCTCCTGTTGCTGTTGTTCGCGGGAAAGCGCCGTCATCTGCATGGCAGGACGGTTGACCAGGGCAGCGCCGAGCAGGCGCGTGATCTTCAGATCCTTGGTGTGGTTGAAGGCCGGCGAGATGAAACGGTACTCGCGCTCGACGATCATGCGCGTGGCGGCGGCGGTCCATTCGACCTGACCCCATACGGCACCGCTGCGGTCCTCGACCTTGATGATCCAGCCGGCCGCCGGCGCGGCCTGACCCTTGTCGGCGAGCACGTCCTGGCCATGCTCATAGTCGATCGGCAGCGGCCCGTTGTTGGCAGCGAAAGCGACGATCACGCCGGCCGGATTGGCGAACCAGTGACGACCGTCACGGGCGTCGATGCGGTGGTCGGAACCGGTGCCGGCAGGAAACAGCTCTATCCACTCCGGCGGCGTCTGCTCGGCCGGCGTCAGGTCGCTGTGAAAGATTGATGTTGCGATCGCCCGTTTCATGGGCGACAAATTCGCCGGTTCGCGATGCGCCGCCGCCCCTGACAGTGTCAGGTCGGAAATTTGCCCCAGGAACACGTTGTGAGGTCCGGAGGGACCGATGGAGCCTAACGGCGGCTAACGATGCCACAGGGGCTTTGAAACGGCTTCAAATCCGATTTAAGGCGGGATTGGTCGCCGGGAATACGACAGCGAGACCCGTCAGAAGGTCTTTTCCCGCCCGAGTGCCTCCTCGCAGCGGCCCAGCCATTCACGAAAGGAGGCGGCATCCATGTCGAGACGGTCCCTGCCTCCTCCGCCATCTTTCAGAAAGCGCGATGCGTCCCATGCGAAGTCCTGGAGAAAATTGGCCGCCGTCTTACACGGAATGAATGGTTCATAGTCTGCAGGAGCCGCGCGCGATTTTTTGCTCCAGGCAATAACCGCCCGGTCCAGCATGCGCCGGCTTTGCTCCAGGCCGGCAAGATCGGCGGCACCAAGCTTCTCGACAATCACCGGTGCGTTGACCCCGACCGCCTCATAAAGCTTCAGCGTTTCCTTTCCGGGATCATCGGCGGCATCCACCCTCGTGGCTGCCCCACCCGACAACATCGCCGCAACGACGAACGCGGAAACGAGACGAAAGCGCATGAACCCCTCCAAGCTTGCCCATGGCGGCTTTATGCATCATATTGCGCTTGGGTGAAATCACTGCCCGCAAGGGCACCGCTCGGCCACCATGAGCTGGCGAGGGAGGTAGCGGCCCTCTCACCCTTTCTTCCCTACATATCCTCTCCGGGCTGCTTCGCGAAATATCCCGGCTTGGCGTTCGTGAAGATAGTCCTGATCCGCCATGCGCCGGACAGCCGCTCCATCACCAGGAACAGACGGGTGGCTGGATCGTAGATGCGGGCCGTGCCGGTTTCGTCAAGGCGCGCGAGCCCCTCTATCAGGATCTGACCGATCGCGCCCCAGTGCCGCGTGTCGGGCACGCGCCTGTGATCGGCCGCGTGACCGACCGTCGCCGCGTCCACCATCACCGGCAGGAAGTCGTCGCCGAACCGACTTGGCGCGACCGCGACGGGGAAGCGCTGGAAGGAGAACGGCCAAGTGGCGTTTAGATGATCGGCTAGCCGCTGGCCACTCCATCCCTGCGACTTGAGGGAATTCACCGCCGCCGCACGAGCCAGACCGACAGGAGCACCATGGAAGCGGAGACCGCGCCGGCGGCGAGGAGGAGCGTGCCGCCGCCGATGCCGAGATGGGAGCGGAGGGCGTCCGGCCAGCCGAGGATGCGATCGGTGCCGAGATGGAGGAGCGTGCCGAGAAGGCCGGTGATTGCCCCCACGGCGACGGCCACTGCGTAGAACGCCGCGTCGCCGAGGCGGCCCGTCGCATCCGTCTCTTCCGGCATGTTCAAGTCGCCCTCCACGACGCGGCGCGGCGCGATGC